CCTACTTTAAGAGATAGTTTTGTTTGCCGGGAACCGCTTTGATGGTGGGAAAAGCAAAGCGACGGAACAGACGAGCCGCGAGGGCAGAGTCGCGACAAGCTGAGTTCGATCAGTCTGCGGGCGTCGAATCTCGGGAGGGGCTCTGTTCGGAGTTGCTGATGGATGTGAAGAGTATTCCAAAGGATCTGGCACTGGTAAAAAAAGCGTTGCGATGGCGCACGCTGACGGAAACGCGGAAACGCCGCATCGTCGATCGGTTGTTTAAGATTGTAGACAAGGAGTTTACAACGCGACTTGATGCGATGGGTGAAGTCATTCATGACGAGGAGATGGCTGATAAAAACGCAATGCTGGCGTCGGGCCTATTACTGAAGATGGAAGACCAGAAGCAGAAAGATGAACACCTAGAAAAGCGTCTGCAGGGTCCGGTCAAACAGCAACCGCAAACGACAATAAACGTCGGAGTCAATGTTGACAATAGAATGGACGAACGACGAAGTCGAACACGTGCTCTCATTGAGCGAGCCGGAGCAGAGCGAGGTATTCAACTCACTCCATCCGGAGGATCTGCAATCGTTGTTTCTGGCGATGGGGGAACATGAGCAGCGATGTGGATCTGAGTCAGGTTCCGGTGCTGACTATGCCGCAGCTCGCTCGGCGCGTAACGCAGAAGCAATCAACGCAAAGACAGCAGCGTCCCAAGAAATCGGGCCGCTGCCAGAGATCGCGAATCCACAACGCCGTGAACGATGCTCAGCCGACAATCTGCTGTTCGCCGAAACATATTTCAAGCCGACGTTCTACCTTCCGTGGGCACCTTACCAGCGGGCAATGATGGATCGCTTTCAAGAGGTCATATTCTCAGGCGGGAAAGAGGCTCACGCAGTTCGTCGCGGCGGGCTGAAATCAACCTGTGCCCGTGTTGCAACGATCTGGGCAGCGGTCAACGGACATCGGAAATTCCCGGTTCTAATTGGCGCAACAGACGACAGGGCCAACGAACACCGGGAAAACTTCTTCAGCCTTCTGGCATCCTCGACGACGCTTCTGGATGACTACCCGGAACTGACTCCACTTTTACTGAAGCTCCGACAACCGAAACGCCAGTTCCGATTGAACGGTCGACCATTAACACTCAGCCACAAGGACGAGCGAGGTCGAATTGTATTTGCTGACATTTACGACGCTCCGTCATGCCAATGCCACATCGCCCCCTATTCGGTGAACTCAACAGACGTTTCCGGGCTGTCCTATGTCGATCGATTTGGAGTTACCATCCGTCCGGACCTGCTCGCATTTGATGACGTTCAGACGCCGCAGACAGCACTGTCACCATCGCAGACTGAACAGCTGGAGGACCGGATCACAAAGACCTTCGGAGGGCTTGCTGGACTCGGTCAGAAGATGGCTCAGATCATGGTTTGCACCGTCCGCGAGCCTGACGACCTGACAATCAGATTCCTGAATCGAGATCGCCACAAGGACTGGCACGGCAAGGTTTACCCGTCGGTGTTGCGAATGCCTGACAAGATGGACTTGTGGGATTCCTACGCCGCGAAACTCGGGCAGGGAGCCACACCGGATGAGGGTAAGAAACTCGCACAGGAATTCTACGCGGCCAATAGATCCGCAATGGATGCCGGCGGAGAGATCGCATGGGAACACGACAAACTTCCGGAAGAACTGTCTGCTCTGCAATCACTGATGACGATCCGGGCACTTGATCCGGAGTTCTTTCGCAAAGAGATCCAGCAGGAAGGTGACGCGCCGGTTAACACAAGCGGCCTGAAGCTAGACACGCAAACGCTGATGAATCGCCTTTCACATATTCCACGTGGGTCAATGCCGGAATCGTCCAGCTACCTGACGGCTTTTATCGACTCATCGGATCAGGTCTTATGGGGAATGGTGCTTTCCGTCAACTCAGACTTCAGTGGGGCTGTCGTCGATTACCGCACCTGGCCGGATCAGGGCAGGCCGATCTTTTACAAGTCGGATCTGGTGCGGACGATTGGGCATGAGATGCCGGGCAAATCATGGGAAGAGGCTTTCGTTAACGCTCATAACCAGTTCGAGGCCGAGCTATTTGCAGACTTCCCGGATCTTGACCTCATGCTGAAAGACTGGTCGGACGGTGGCCAGATGCCGCTGATACGATCGCAGATTCAGGCCAGCAAAGAACGCTCACGGATGCGGCCATCAAAGGGGTTCGCAATCGCGGCCGGACGAAAGCCGATCCACCTATGGGGCGATCCGGTCAGGGACAAGTCTGGAACGGGATGGGTTGAGCGCCGCAGCGACACGCCGACGCATGTGCAATTCGACGCGAACATGATGAAGAGTTTTGCAATCCGCCGACTACTCACGGCAGTTGGGGCTCCATCCGCAATCGTTCTGCCTGGCACTGAAGAGCGAACGAACAGGCTACTTGCCGAACACTTCACGGCTGAGACTCCCAAGGAAAAAGCGATTGACGGCGCGAAGTCGATCATCTGGGCTCAGACCGTTGGCCGTGACAATGACTGGTGGGACACCTTTGTTGGGTGTCTCGTGGGTGCCTCTGTTTTAGGATGCAAACTGAATGGCGATAGCGGAACAAAGAAAGAGATTAGAGCGTTCGCACTACCAGGAGGGGCGCGACGTGGCTGAATTTCAATTGCCGGGGAGCGGGCTGAAGTGTGATAAGTGTGGCGGAGAATTGCCAAACGTCACACACACGAGGAAGACTGTGGGAATGATCATCCGAGAGCGTCGGTGCGTTAAATGCGGCGAACTAAATAAAACACTCGAAAGAGTTATCAGTGGTTATGGGCGTGGAACATTTTCAGGTCCGTGTGAGTAAATGGCATTAGCGCCACACAACCTATCGACAGCGGCTGACATCTAATCGACACTCAACATCGTCAAACCATAACTAGGTTTCACGAGGGTTCGCAGTGTCAGAGATTTCCGATCAACTCGCCGCCGAAGCGTTGAAGGCCGCGTCTGTCAGTAATGACGGCGTGACTGTCTCACGTCGGTCGCTCACGGAGTTGATGGAATACGAAAAGCACTTGGCCGCGAAAGCCGCCACTGCCGACATGGGGGCAACTGTTCGCGGGATGTTCTCCAAGATCGTCGCTCCGGGGGGCCACTAATCATGTGGCCATTTCGTAGCAAACAAAAGCCCGTGATGGTCAACGCGAAGTTCGACCTTGCGCAAACCACAGCCGACAACCGCAAGCACTGGGCGGCCGCTGACGGGCTTTCCGCTCGTGCTGCAATGTCCGCCGCTGTTCGTCGCGTGGTCCGCATCCGCTCACGCTACGAAGCTGAGAACAACTCTTGGTATGCGGGCATTCTTCGCACGGGAGTCAATCATATCGTCGGCAATGGTCCACGATTGCAGTTGCTGACAGCATCGCCAGAAGCAAACGCACGGATTGAAAAAGCCTGGCGGCAATGGGCAACGAAGATCGATCTGGCTGACATGCTCCGCACGGGTTGTGAGGCATACTGGCGAGACGGCGAAGTCTTCGTAATGCGAGCCGACCGGCCGCAGAACTGGCCGCTGACTCTGGACATTCGGACGATTGAATCCGATCAGGTCGCAAATCCGTGGGCGTCATCAGTCTATAACGATCCGTTCATCGACGACGGTATTCGATTCGACCGATCAACGAACGAACTGGAAGTTTACGTCTACGATTTCCACCCCGGCAGCAATGTTCCGTTGTCGACGATGGACGGTGAGTGGTATTCATCAAAGGAAGTTCTGCACCTATTCCGGGCCGATCGTCCAGGGCAAACGCGAGGAATCCCACGAGCAACGCCAGCACTGCAGACTCTGCCAATCATGCGACGGCAGGAACTGGCAACGCTTTACTCTGCGGAGACTGCTGCCAATTTCGCGATGTACCTGAAGAGCAACTCGCCTTCGCTTGACCCATCGTCGTCGCCAGCCGACTTCGCAGAAATCGAGCTGACTCGCAACATGCTGACGACCCTGCCTGCTGGTTGGGAAATCGGACAAGTCGAGCCGAAGCAGCCTGGGCCGCTTTACGAAATGTTCCAGCGTCAAGCTCTGCAGAGTTTCAGCCGCTGTACCAACATGCCTTACACGCTCGCGGCAGGCACCGGCAAAGACGCGAACTTCTCCAGCTTCAAAGGCGACATGAAAAATGTGTGGGAGCCTGAAGTTCAGTGTGAGCAGTCGCGAATTGAATGGTCAATCATCGAGCCGGTTTTCCGATGGTTCCTTGAATCCGCAATCTACGTTCCGGGCCTGCTCGATGGCCTGCCGTCAATCAACCAAATCGACCATCGATGGCATTGGCCCCCGCTTCCGGAACTGGACGCTGTGGACTCGGCGAACGCCGCTTCAATTCGATTAAGCACTGGCCAGAGCACACTAACGCAAGAGCACGCACGACGCGGGCAAGACTGGGCCACGGAATCGGCAAGGGCGGCGGACGACTTCGGGATTGATGTCTTGACTTACAAGCGGGCCTTGTTTGCCAAGACTTTTGATTCGGCATCATCGGCACCCACTGACACAACAATCACGACTGGCACGACCGCAGTTTCTGACACGGCGATGAACGGGGCACAAGTCACGTCGATTGTGCAGATTATTTCTCAGGTGGCGGAAGGAGTCATTCCGCCGATGTCCGCGAAGGCGTTGATTCGATCCGCATTCCCCGCGATTCCGGAAGTAAATGTTGACGCGATGCTGTCACCATTCGCCGCACTGCCAGCAACGGTACAGCCAGGTATTGCAGCTGACGGAATGCCACAGGGTGAATACACGCAACTCGGACAGCGAGCGTTTTCAAACAATCAAAAACGCATCATGCAAACATTGCAGAAACTGGTTGATGGCGCGGTGACTCAAGTGATGGCAGAACAAACACTCGCATCTATCGGCCTCGCTCCGGATCGCATTGCGGCACTCATCACAGACGCGATGGACGGCGGCATTGAAGACGCGACGGTTCAGGAGGTAGCTGTATGAAGCCACTAAAAATGACGGCCTTCGTTCGGCTCAAAGCCAACGGAGCGGGCAAGCCAAAACGGTTTTCGATCCTTGCATACTCAGGCGGACTACTGCCAGTTGACGGCTTTCCTCACCCGGTTGTGGTTGATCTTTCCGGGCTCGAATTACCTGGCTCGATTCCAATCCTAATCGACCACACGAAAAGTGTTGAGGCAACGCTGGGCCTGACTGACAACATTCACAACGACGGCACAAAACTGACGCTCGCCGGATCGATCACAGGTCAGTCTGCACTCGCTCTGCAAGTCCTAGCACAAGCCGCAGCCGGTCACACATGGCAAGCGTCAATCGGTGCGATGGTCATCGAATCCGAAGACATTCCAGCCGGTCAAACGGCAACAGCAAACGGGCAAACCTTCACAGGTCCTGTTGTGATCGCACGGCGTTCCGTGCTTCGTGAAACGTCGGTTCTTCCAATGGGGGCGGACTCGACAACTTCTGTGAATCTGGCGGCAAGTGCTCGCCGGTTTTTGAAAGGATCGGCAGCTATGTCGTTCGAAGATTATTGCAAGAGCCTGGGGCTTGATGCCGCCACTCTAACGCCAGAAGCTGCCGCTGCTCTGCAGACCAGTTTTTCGGCAATGACCGCACCAGCAGTGCCAGTGATGGCCGCTCCTGTTGCTCCTGCTTCTCCAGCGGTAATGCCAACGGCGGCCGCCGGGGCAACTCTTGACCTGCAAGCCTCACTGGCGGAAGGTCGCAAGATGATCGCTGCACAGTTCCGCAAGTCGGCAGAAATCTCCGCGAAGGCCAGCGGCTTTCCCAACATCATCGCGACCGCGATTGATCAGGACTGGAGTCTCGATAAGGTTGAGTTGGAAGTAATGAAGGCGAAAGAGATTCAGGCACGCGGAACACGAGTCACATCGTTCCAGTCTGCCCAGAACACTCCGGAGCAGTTGCCGTTGGTTCTCGAAGCTGCGTTGTGTTCAACTCGCAAAATCAAGAACATTGAAAAGCAATTCGACGACAAGACGCTGCAGGCCGCACATTCTCAGTTCCGTCGTGGTGCTGGTCTTCAGCAGATCATGCTGATGGCCGCTGCGGCCAATGGAATGCCGATGACTCCGGGCATGAAAATCACGACCGGCAACATTCGTGAGGTGCTTGGCTATTGCTGCCCTGATGGCCGAAATGTTCAGGCGGCATTTTCGACGGTTTCACTTCCGGGCATCCTGTCAAATGTTGCCAACAAGGAACTGCTTGAAGGCTACATGGAAGAAGATGCGGTTTGGCGGGAAATCGCTCAAGTTAAATCCGTGAGCGACTTCAAAACCGTGACGAGCTATCGAATGCTCGACAACATGGAATACGAAAAGCTTGGCCCCGGTGGCGTGATCAAACACGGCGCAGTCGGCGAAGAGTCGTTCACGCGATCGGTCGACACTTATGCAAAAATGTTCTCGCTGACTCGACCTGACATCATCAATGATGATCTGTCTGCGTTCGACGATCTTCGAAACCGCATTGGACGCGGCGGAGCAATCAAGCTCAACGATCTATTTTGGACGACGTTCTTGGGTAACCTTGCCACGATCTTTACGGCGACTCGCACCAACTACATTACCGGGGCGACGAGTAACCTCGGCACTGATGGCGTTGGTTTGGGCCTCGGACAGAAGGCATGGCGTCAACGCACGAGCCCAACGGCTGACGGTGCAAAGCGAATGTCAGGAACTGCCAAGTTCCTGCTGGTTCCGCCAGAACTCGAAACGATTGCCGACGCTCTTTACGGAGCACGCAACATCGCAGCCGTGAAGGTTTCGGATGTCAACACATTCGCGAACAAGTACACGCCGATCGTCGCCAATCAGCTTTCTGATTCGTCAATCACTGGCTTCTCAACCACAGCATGGTATTTGCTCGGTGACAAGTCACAGGGCACGCCAGTTGTTGTGAGCTTCCTGAACGGTCAGGAAACCCCGACCGTGGAATCTGCTGACGCGGACTTCAACACGCTCGGCATTCAGTTCCGTGGTTATCACGACTTCGGTTGTGACCTCGGCGACGGATACCTCAATGCTCTCATGAGCAAGGGCGCAGTGTAGTCACTTCGTGACGATGACGACATGAGCCTGCCGGAGTTGTTCCGGCGGGCCACTTTTGAACACGAATTTCGGAGGTCACGAACATGCCGCAAGTACCGGCGCAAACATATTCCAGTGATGAAGCGATTGACTACACGCCATCGGTGGCAGTCACTGGCGGCGACGTTGTCGTTCTCAATGGAATTGTCGGTGTAGCAATCACCGACATTGCCGCGAGCGATCTCGGCTCACTGGCAATCGACGGAATCTTTCAGGTTCCCAAAACAACTGCAGAATGGGTTCGAGGGCTTGCAGTTCACTGGAACGCCACCGGAAATCCGGACAGCGGAACAGCCGGCACGGGTGCCGCGAATCAACTCGGCAACGGCGTCTACATGGGTGTCGCTGCGGAAACGGAAGCGAGCGGAGATGATCGCGGTGCGGTTATCCTAAATGCCGCTTTGCCATCAAGCAACAACGCAGCCGTCACGGCGACAACTGGCGGTGCGACAACTGGCCTGATTCCGGGCTCGGCAACATTCGCGACGATTACGAGCGACAGCGCCGACAAGCAAATCAGTCTGCCTGCCGGATACGTCGGCAAGGTACTGAGAATTCTCGTCGGCACGACGGGCTGCGAACTGATTTCGGCAGTCGCTGCAGACAAGGTGAATGAAGTCACTGTTGGTGCGACCAATGAACTCGCACTGACTGCAGAAGCACTTTACACCTGCGTTTACACGAAGTCAGGTTTTTGGATTGTCAACGGTCAGACCAAACTCGGTGCTGCAAGTGCTGCTCTGGTTCCTGACGCACTGTAAGAGCTAATCCCATGAGTGACTTCGACGACGCAATCACGGATATGACGGAAGACCTGCTGGCAGTCGCTGGCAGTTCCTTCCTCTACATTCGCGGGAACGTCACCACAACAATCACTCTGCGGAAATCGGTTCAACAGCCGTTTCAAATAGACTCGGGAAACGGGTCACTGATTGAAGTCAGGCCGGTGGATTTCATCGGCCTGACGAGCAGTCTTCCTTACTCAACTCCGGAGCGAGGAGACAAGATTGTTGGCGGTGGCAAGACGTTCGAAGTCCAGCCGACGACATCGGAAAAAGTATTCCGGCAAATTACGCAGACGATGACGCGGATACACGCAAAGCAGGTCGGGTAAATGGCAGTCACAATCGCACCGAGTGTCGAGGCATCACAAGCCATCGTTGACGCAATCAACGACAGCTCAACGTATTGCCTTGAAGTCGTTGCGGAGCGAATGGAGTTGGCTGTCGATCCGCTGGAAGAAGTCACGACGTTGCGAGTCGACGTAGTGCATGAAACTGAGGAGCAGTTGGAAGAGACATTGGATGTCGAAGACCGGACGACTCACGAAATCAGGATCTGGGTGCGGAAGAAAGTTTCCACAGTCACTCCCGACGAACTCGACCGGTTGAAGCTTTTGGTTCGCCAGTTGTTTCAACGAGTCAATAACTTCACATCATCAAGCGGGCGAGTGAAGGTGTGGCAGTGTGAGTTGGAAGGAAAGCAGGTTCCTGACAAGGGCATCCTGAATCAGGCCGGATTGTTCGTTGTTCCGATTCTACTCAGGGTCGAAGTGGAGCCAAGCTAATGGCCGGCAAAGTTGATGGACTGGACGCAATCCTGAAGCGAATTAACGTAATGGCCACGACGGGGAAAATGGCTGTCGGGCGGGCAATGGTGCGGGGCGGTCTAAATGCTGCCGGCAAGCAAATGAAGGTCGACCTAGACCCGAAGGCCAAGCGTGGAAAAACGGCAGTAAAAGGCCGATTCAAAAAAGGAAAAACGAAGATCGCGGCTCTGGTTGGTTTTGGTGTCGGGCCTCGCCCAAAAAAAGAACAGTCGATGCTGACGAGGGCGAAAGGTAGAGGCGCTGGAATTGGCCGAAGCAATGTGCATTGGTGGGTTGCTGGAACAAAGCAAAGATCGACTGGCTCTGTTCGCGGAAAACCGACCGGGAACCCGATCCAATCTAGGGGAATAATGCCAGCAATGCAGCCGGGACTTGCTAGGCTCGCATTTGCGAAGGCGACGGGAAACATTAAAGCAGAAATGATCAAACGCGGGGCTCTGCAGCTTATTAAGCAAGCCGAAAAACTTCAGAAGGTAAAATAAACATGGCAACGAAGATTCGCTCAAAGGGCTGCTCCCTGCTGATGTCTATCAGCGCCGTTTACACGGCGATTCCAATGCTGAAATCCTTTACGATTTCCGGAGCATCGTCACAGACATACAACGCTTCGACTCTAGATCAGACGGGGGCGTATGAACTTAACGAACCTAGCGGATATACGACAGCCCCGTCCATCGGCGCGGAAGGCTTTCGAGATCCTGATGACGCTGTTCAGATGGCTTTCATTGCGTTGATGGTCACGCCAGTGGCTACCAACTTCAAAACCACATACACGGACACGACGCCACTGTCTGAAGTCTACTCAGGAACGGGCTTTGGTTTCGACACCACCGTGCAAATGTCCGAGGGCGTTGGCTGTACATACAACATTCAGACAAGCGGAAACCCAGCATAATGAAAGCGTCTCTCGTTCTCGATCAGTGGGCAGACGTCGACGCCCTCACTGAAGACCTTCGCGGCAAGATTGCATTCAAGGCAGGCCACAAAGGCAAGTTGGATGCATACTTTCCGGCCGGCACAGTCTTTGAAGGTGACCAGGCTGTAGTGCTCTGCAAGACAGGCCAGGCGAAGCCAATCGACAAAGAGTGCTCAGATAAGGCCGGCATGACAGAGCATCAACTGGCGGTAGCTCAGGTCGAATACAAAATGAATTCGCTTGGTATCAACCGCAAGGAAGACCGCGAGTTGTTCCGGGCCGGAATCATTCTCGGATACGACGACAAACTGCAATACCTGCCGGGGCCAAACTGGGACAAGTATCAGTTGGCAAAACTCGAAACGGAAGAGGACGAGATTTGATGGCGTCATCAGTAATCGACAGAATCCAGAAGCGGGCATTCTATCCGGTCAAACTCGTGAACGGAGAAGAGGTCCACATTCGCTCCCTGACTCGCGGCCAGATCAGGGCCGTGAGGCTATTTGCGAACGATGAAGAGTCCGTTGGATTTGCGATAGGATGCTGCCTGCTGGAGGAAACAGGCTCTCCAGTTTTTGAGATCGCCGAAGGCGAATCGCCAAAGGACTTTGGTAAAAGGGTGATGGAAGCGATCGACCTTCCCGCAGACATTCACGATCCGCTCATTGAAGCAATCATGAAGCTCTCACAAGCTCCGGGCGAAAAGGCACAGGACGCAATCATAAAAAACTAAGAAGGGACGAGCACGCCAGATTTGCCGCAGAGCTTGCTCGTTCCGTTGGTCGCTTAGATTGGTGGAATCTTCGAGACGAGCACACTGATTATGAGTGGGCCTGTCAAATTGCGATGTACGAAGTGGCTCCGTTCGGTGAGCGTCGAGCGGACTGTCGGTCTGCTGTATCGGCAGCAAACACAATCGCAGCGGCCTCACAATCACAAGTCAGTCCCGACGATTTTTATGCGTTGTATTCTGCGTTGATGAATTACCTGCCGTGCCACAAAGACAGCGAAGAAGAAGTGGATCTTGACGCCGTCAAAAAAATAAAGGACATGGATAATGGCGGGCCTCGGTGATCTGGTTGTAAACCTTTCCGCATCGACCGGAAAGTTCGACAAAGGACTTGGCAAGGCCAAGGGTGGTCTGACCGACTTCGCAGCAAGCGCGACGACGCTACTGAATCCAGTCACTGTTGCATTCGCCGGAATTGCCGCAACTGCCGCAGCAACCGGGTTAAGCCTGGTGGGCATCGCTCAGCGAATTGAAACACTTGCCGGAGTCGTCGACAAGGCAAATCAGACGGGGCTGTCAGCTCAGTTTATTCAGGAGCTTGGGTTTGCCGCTGGCCAAGCTGGAGTGCCTGTCGATAATCTACTCGACAGCCTGAAGGACATGACGACGAAGATCGGCGAGGCTTCGCTGGCGACCGACGCGACGGCCAAGAGCCTTGACCAAATTGGGCTGAATATTGAGGACCTGAAAAAACTAAAGCCTGAAGATCAGTTTCTTGCAATCGCCGATTCTATTTCAAAGCTGCCGACAGTTGCGGAGAAGTCCGCTGCGGGGATAGCGATTTTCGGGGAATCGGCCGTTAAGATGGTCCCATTGTTAAGCCAGGGCGAAGATGGCATTCGCTCACTCATGGCAGAAGCAAAGAACCTCAAGATCGGCATCAGTGATGAGGACCTGAAATCAATCTCCAGTGCTGACGATGCGATGGCCCGAATGAAATCGTCACTGTCTTCCGTGGTCTCAAATATCGCGGTAGGTCTTGCGCCAGTCTTTGAGCAGATCAGTAACTCGCTGACTGGAATCCTGCCGATGATTTCCGACGTTGCCAGAGGGCTATCAGAAGGGCTTGCGTCGGCATTGAAGATCGTCGGCGACCTGGTAGACAGAAACGTCATGCCTCCGCTGCGAGAGTTCCTGGCGATCAG